GGACATACCAAACACCGTTTACTAGATAACCTGCTGAAGTCACCTCTTGAATGACTCCAGTACGTTCATTACTATCAAACGGTGTTGTGAAGATTATAGTGTTGCCTTTATTCATATTAACCGATCAATTCTTGGAAGTTTGTGCTTGTACGAGTAGCGTAGAAGTTAACAAGAATGAATTCTGCTGTTCTTACTGGCTTGAGATAAATGTCAACAACTAATTCATTTGCGTCAATAACTGCTGGAGGATTGTTTCTTTCATCACAAACAATCAAGTAATCATATAATCCTTCAGTGTTCTTTGCGTTTTCAAAGATAGGTGTCAATGCATTTACTACTCTTGTTCTTGTTAAAAGCGTATTAGGTTCAAATACAAAGAATTTAACTGTATTTGCTGTAGCCTTTTCAAGAGTTAAGAATAGACGTCTTACATTGATTCTATCAAATGCACTTGGTTGCTTTAATAGGGTCTTTTGACCGTATATTACATACCCTTCATTCGGGAAGAAAGTTACTGGATTTGTAGATATCTTGTATAATTGATCTCTTTGCTTTTGTTTTGGTACAAGAGCAAGATCAACAACACCTGGAACGTTACCTCTTACAAAGCCTGCTGGTGCAAACCATGGTTGGAAGAGTGTATCTGTATTTGCCATTGCTGTTGCAGCAAATCCTGAGAATGGTACCCAGCAGAAGTCTTGCAATACATTGTCAAATACCTTAGCCCAGTTAGCATAAGTCGTTGAATAGCTTGTATTCAATGGTACTATTACATTTCTGATCGGTGAATAGATGTTCAACGAGAAGTTGTAATTAGGATTGCTTAGTGGTAAGAAGTTTTGTCCTTGTACGAATATGTTTCTTGGTAAGTCAGCAATGAAAAGGTGATCTTTTCTTGCAAGACCAGCAAAGTCTGCATACTTGTTAACAATTGTTAAGTAATTATTCTTAAAGGTTGCTGCTTCCGGTGTAATGTTTTCTGGAACAGTTGTGTATAGACCAGTGACTGGAGCAACGAATACCGTATCATCAAAGTAATTTACAGTTGATGATAAGCTTGGTGTTGACTTAATGTACTGGCTTACTGCAAATATCGTTGACATACCAGCATCGATTGATAGATCGATGTCATATAGTTCCGTATTTTCTGCTACGTCAAATAAACGATCAAGCTTTTGTGGAATTGATCCAAGATCTTTTGTCTTTACGTCTGTGTTTGAATAAGCCCCGACTGTAAACAAGTTGTCTGCTTGACCTAAAGTTGCATACGCACCGGTCAATGCTAATGCTAATGAGTTAGCTTGAGCAGTTGCAGTAGCTGGGTTAATAATTCCGTAAGATGTTGATAATGTTCTTAATAATGTTGCAGCACTTGCATTGGTTGCGTAGTTATTAGTAACGAATCTTACCATGTTCGATGGAACACCGGCTGTAGTTAACCATGTTTGACCATTCTTATGGGAAATGTAATCATTGACTAACATCGTAATGTTAGGTGATGCATCATCCTTAGCTGGTAAGAAGAAGTTTTCTGGCTGTCCACCGTTTTGTGAATTAATTTGTCTCCAATAGTCGAATGATCCGACATACTTCTCACTAAAGACGTAATCTAATTTGATTGTAGTTGGTGAGAATACTGATTGCTGTAATTTGAATACACCAAGTATAATAGAATCGTTAAATGTTTCACCGAATAGATCAAACGTAGAAGCATTTTCAAGTACTTGTGAAACGCTTGAACCACGGTTACCAGCAATGTCTGTTGTTGGAATATTATCTGATTGCGATGAAAGCGCGAAGTTTAATCTTGTTGAAGGAACTGTTAAGTAGTTTGTTGTAGAAACTGCACTGTTTGATAACGATAATACATTTAATACAGCTGTAAAATCAGATGCCGGTGTAAGGTTCGAATTATCTACAGCACCGATATAGTAACCTTCAAACATGTCGTTGACAGATGTTTGGCCTTTATTAAGAACTATAAAACCTGCTTTACCGAAATCGGAAACTGAGTTAAATGATGTTCCTGGTACATCAGACCATTGGAACGAACCTTGTAATAAGCTATTATATTGATCAGAGGTTAGCTCAAAGTGTGTTGGTTTACCTACTAGATATAATACATTGGCTGATAAAGTGCTAAATCTTGATAATGTATTACCGTAAGTTGCTGGGTTTGAATAATCAATAGAAACTGGTCTTACTGGATAAACTAATGCACCGTAATTAGCACCGAAACCTGTTCCTGAACCTGCACCGTATGGTAATTTATATGTGTAAACTCTTGCTGCTGTATTGAATAGAGGTGCAGCAGAGTGATAAAAATATCTTTCAGCTGGTGTCTGTGGCTGACCGAAAATATTTGTGAATTCTGACAAGCTAGTAACCTCAATTACTTCATCAGACGGTCCTTGAGCAGCAAACCCTGCTACTAAGACACTTGTACCTGTTGGGACGTCTGGTCTTGTGCTGAGATCAATTTCTGTAATTTGTACACCTGGAGATTCAATTGTGCGAGCCATATACTATTATTTATATTTTCGCGAACAACTTTTATACCAATTCAGTGATGAATTGTGAAAAGGCGAAAGTAAAGCTGGTTTCTATCTCACCAGGCTCTCTATAATTGTAGTCTATCGATCCTAAAGAAATAGGAAAAGCTTTTGTATATGTAAACTTAACAATATTGTTATCAAACTCATCCTTACCATATAGAGTAAAATCAGTTTGATATGCTTGTGGTTGTAATTTAGGATTAAGTTTATACGTTTCTCTACCAGTATCTGTAACTTCAGTGGTATTATAAATGATACCTACATCATCACTCATTATATCTAACCATTTATAAATGACCCAGTAATTGTTAAATTTGTTATCTATGGTAAAATTAACTGTTATATTATCGTAAGGAGGTCTACTATTAGATGATAACTTATATGTACCGCCAGCATAAGGTGCTTCAACTTCTGGCACACTTACTGTTGGTATAACTGACCCGTAAACTGAAAACTGAATCGATTCTTTTTGCACTAACTCTTTAGTTCTAATATTAAGATTGTTAGTGTTGTTGTTTCTCATAATAGGGGGTAGATTTAAAATAAGTAAAAACTTATCAAATCTACTTTTATTAAGTTGAGATTGAGGTAAAGGGTTTGGAATTATCATTGTATAACTGGTTTGTAACCTTGTCTAATTAAATCTTCAATTTCACTATCTCCGTACGATGATTGAGATAAAATAGTAGGTAAGCTTGAAGCTGAACCATCTTTGTCATTATACATAGATTGAGAATTTGTATAATATTTAATTCCAAAGTCTAATTGCTTAAGCAATAATGGACGTTTGTTGTTATCATATTGAATAATTTCGAAATGCTTTTGCACTAACTCTTCATCCAGTAATATTAAACTCCAAACTAAACTCATTACTCTATCATCATGGTAACCAGCCCCTTTTTTAGCAGCCCATACACTATTAGCATGTCTTACAAAATGTTTAAACTCTTTTAACAAATTAATATCTCTAATTTGAATAACCTCTAGCTGATTAACCCAATATCTCATATTCATAACCCCGATAAACTTTGTATTTGTATGAACAACTATCCCTAACTGATCTCTTTGTCTACCCACTTTTGCAGCCCCCCAAGAGACTATATTTTCATAATCGTAATTGGCTCTTAAACCGTCCACAACCTGAGCACCGCAATTATTACGTTCTATACACACTAAAGGTTTCCCCCACTGTAATAAAATTTCATGCAACTTAGGTAAAAAATTTATTGGTGATATACCGTTATTATGGTAACATGCTACTTGTTTGATACAAGTAAGATCAGTTATGTCCATAATTTGAATTACCGATGCATCTTTGTCCACACCTTCACTAACGTCTACCCCTACCGTGTAAATTCTATCATCTTTTGGTTCTTCCCAAATTTGATAACATCCATCTTCCATGCTAAACATTGGTTGTTTAATATACATCGATAATCTGTCATACAATTTATCGTCAATGGAACTTTCACCTGAATCGAGGAACTCACAATTAAATTCTTGATTAAATGCATCCAAACTTCCTATCGTTGCAATAGTTTCATTTTTCCACTTTTCATCTCTACCAGGAATTTCATGCCATAAAATTTTATCACACGCCCAACCATTTCTAGCTTGTTCAGCTCCAGTGAAAAGTGAGTGAAAAAGATTTCCTGTTCCATTAGCAGTTGATGCTATAAAAATTTTAGACTTCTTAGAAGACGAAACAATTGGATATACCGATTTCCAAAATTCTTCAACTAAATGCGGTTCAATAAATGCCAACTCATCTAAAATTAAGCAATTAATAGATAAACCTCTCGCAGCAGTTCCTGTCGTGGTTGAAATACCTATTCTACAACCATTTGCCAAACTCATTGAAGTTTTACCGTATTCTTTTACGCCGGGTTTAAGCCAATTTGGTAGTTCTTCATATGCAAGTCTAATTCTTCTGAAGATTTCTATAGCAGTACCTTCTTTATTAGCTACAATTAATATAGATTGGTCTTGTTGAAAGCATGCAATCCATAAAGCATATATTGTCATTAGTGTAGTTTTACCAATCTGTCTACTTGCTAACAATATAAAGAACCTATTATCACGCATCTTTCTTAGTACGCGTTTTTGACATGCATGTAATTCAATTGTCTGTTTACCTTCATCTAATGAAACGATGTGAAAATGATTTTCCGCAAAATGCAATATGTTTTGGGAACACTTTTTAATATCCTTTACCATCTCCGGTGTATACTCAAATTGAGCATCAACGGTTGGTAGGTTCGGGTTATTTAAATAGTTTTGTTTGTTTTTAAGCATTGGCGATATAAATATTTACATGTCACGAGCAAGCAATCTATTAGATATATGGGATTTATATTCAACCAAGGTTATCACAGAAAAGACAAATGGTAACCCTCCAAAGAGATCTCAGAAGTTTAGTACTAAACCAGGACCTGGTCCTAAATTAATGAACGATAAGGATGCTTATGCAGTAGCTCAACACGGTCAAACAGGCCCGGACGGTGTTAATAATTTTGATGGGCCAGCATTCAATAGAAAAATATCTGATCTTAAGACAATGTCAGATAAAGAAAAGGCAGAGAAGCCATACGTTGCTAATTTAAACGTGTCGGTAGAAAAATTTGATAAGGAAATTGAAAAAACAACAAAATCAGCAATAAATAATAATATGAAATCTACTTTCGATAAACTTTTTGAAGAAGTCATGAATAGTGAAGACGAACAAGACTTGGCTGCTCTTGGCGTTGACACCGAAACCGGTGATATGGGGGGCGACATGGAAGATATGGGTGGTGAAGAAGTAACAATTACCTTAAAGCCTGAGCACGTTCAATTATTGAAGGACATTATTGCTCAAGTTGAAGGTGGAGCAGAAGATATGGAGGCCGATGTTGAATTAGGCGACGAAACAACTCCAGATGATAATTTAGGTACAGAAGAAGATGCAGAAGAAACAGAGCATGAAGAAGATGCAGAAGAGGACACAGATGAAGTTGCAGCAGAATCAACTCATATGGAAGAAGTTCCTGATTCAAAGGGTCTTCATTTAACAAAGACTGGTAATAATAAGGTTGGCGATGTAACAGCGAAGAATGACGTAGGTGCAGGAAATGCAGGTACAAAGGCAATCAAGGATGGTGTAGATGGTAAAGGTAAAGATGTACCATCATCTGCTGGTATGGCAATGACAAAGATTAGCAATAACAAGCCACACAGCAAGATTAAGGGTAACAATCAGTTAGCATTCGGTATCAAGTAAAAAGTTTGAAAGGGATTCTAAAAAGAAGGCCTGCAGCAATGCAGGTCTTTTTTTTGCTTAAATAATTACGATGAGAAGAGATGGTTTAATATTTGAACGATATAAGCAGATTGTTAAAGAAGGTCGTAAAGCGGCTATGCTTAATGGATGGAAGTTAAAACGAGGCCCTTTAACCTTTACTGGTAATGTATCTTCAGATGGGCAATCCGGAGAATACATGCAACCAATGCAAAAGTATGTCAAGTGGTTTACTAAAGATGGTGTTCAACACCGTACTGATGGACCTGCTTATTTGTCTAAAACCGGTAATTATGTATGGTATTTAAACGGTAAAATACATCGAGATGGAGACGAACCTGCAGCTTCTAGTGATAGAGGTAATTACTTATCATGGTATAAACATGGAAAGCCCCATCGGGAGGATAATAAACCGGCAGTGGTATATAAAAAAAGAAATTTAAAAGCCTGGTATTTAAACGGTTTACATCACCGTTTAAATGGCCCTGCTGTTGAATGGCCTGATGGAAGCAAACTATGGTATATTGACGGTATTAAATATTCGGAAAAAGATTTTAATGGGTATGTTAGTATGTTAAATCTCATAGATAAAGAGCTAAATAAATAATATTGTGGAAAAATTTAAGAGTTTCTTTAATTTAGGAGTTGCAAAAAGACACCGTAAACCTATAATAGGCGGTACAGACTTTGCAAAAAAACATTTAAATGTAGTACCAGCTAAATATAAAACTCCATTAGATTCAAATCATAAAATTGAAACATTAAAGAAACGACCTGGTAGATTTCACTGTGATCACAAAGATATTGAATTTATTAAACGTAAATTTTTAAAAGGTTTAATGCCTAAGATAGATCAATTAAAAGTTCTAGGTGGTAAAATGAATATAAAGTTTTACTTTGATAGAAATGACGGTAAATGGGTAATAGAAAAACAATAACATGGCCGATAATTGCACACCAGTTCCGCAAATTGATACAGGTTACCCCGGTATTGTAGATTCTGATCAAACATGTTTTAGATATGTAGATAAAGAAGTTATCTTCAATGAAGAATACCTTTATAGCAATTATTTTAGAGAACAGATAAATCAGTATGGTACGAGAATTACCTATTATGTAAATGCATATAATGTATTAAGTGCTGATAACTTTTACGGTGAAGATCCAACAAGAAGATTTGCTCCAGGACGTGAGCTAAATGTATTTGTTGAATTATCTGAAAATGCTAATGCATTAACTAAATTTGGTTTACAAGCTGATGATGAAATTACAATTTTTATCCATATATCAGCATTTTATAGTGTGTTCTGGGATGTTGGTACGCAATTTATAGGAGCAACTCAAGGTACTGATAGTAACCTGTTAACAGAGCAACAAGTTGACTGCGATAATGAAAGAATGAGAACAGAAACTCCTAACGTTTTTGAAAGTCAATATAATCAAGTTCAACCAAAAGCTGGCGATGTATTTACTTTAACTGAATACGGTAAAGGTAGACCGGGTAATAGAACGGGTAAGAACTTTGAAGTAACTGAAATTTTAGATGAAGATATTTCTAGAGTTAACCCATTAGGAGGTCATTACGTGTGGACTATAAAAGGTAAGAGATTTGAATTTAGCTTTGAACCAGGTCTTGTCGATGAAGGTGGTGATGATCAGGTATATGATAATGCTTCTAACGGTATATTATCTGGCGGTTCACAACCTGCATCGCCTAAGAAGAAGTACGCAGAACAAAATAACGAAAATAATACATTACTTTCTATCAACGACGTAAGTCGTGAACAAGTATTTGATATGCCTAAGAACGATAATACAGACGTTTACGGGGGATATTAAATAATGTATGTTATTTTTAGCTGTAATTATATTATTAACCTCTTTAGCAATAGCAGGGGTTGCTGCTTATTTTAGCGTTATCGGATTATCTTTATTATTCGTAGGTTCAGGGGTGTCTATTATAATAATGGGTAGTATCTTAGAGGTAGGTAAGCTTATTACCGTTTCTGTCTTACATCAATTATGGGACAAGCTTGGTAAACTATTAAAAATGTATTTACTATTAGCTTCTTTTGTGTTAATGCTTATAACATCAATAGGTATATATGGTTACCTTAGTAATGGCTATAATGCTACTAATGTTAAAGTTAAAAGTTATGAAAATCAAAAGAACTTACTAATAGAAAAAAGCAATAAATTGAAACTAGATAATACTTCATTATCTACTATAGTAAACAAAGAAGTTACCGCTAAGCCTGACAATATAAATGAATTTACACAACAACAATCACAGCTTATACTATCTAAACAAGTTAGCATAAAGGAAATTAGAGATGGTATATTATCTTTTAAACAAAAAGCATCTGATGATATAAATGCAGCTAAAAATTTACTTGAAAGTGAGGTTAATAAGGAACTTTCACAGATATCTCTCATTAATAATAGACTTCAAATACTTGACAGAGAGGTAGATACATGGTTAAATCAAGGAACAGGTGGGTTGTTTAAGCAAAACGGTTTAGACAAAGCTCGTATAGTAAAAGACCAACAAAAACCTGAACGTGATTCAATTGATCAACAAATAAAAGCTTTAAACACAAATATAGAGCGTTTAAGACTAGAGTATAAAGCTTTTGTTGAATCTACAAACGTTACTTTAGATGAGAGAATTAAAACTTCTGAAGCTAATATCCAGAAACTTGAACAAGAAATTGTGTTTGATAAACAATTAATTGTAGATGCTCAAAATAAACAAAAACAAGCTAATGATTTAGCATTGGTGAATGAAGAGCAAGACAAAAAACGTAAATTAGAAAATATTCAAAGTAATGAACAAGAAATTGCTAGTATAGAAAAACAAATAGCAGTTATTGAAACTAACATTATTAATACTGATGTTGGTACTTTTAAGTTTGTAGCAAAAAGTCTTAATTTAGACTTAGATAAAACAGTTAATATTTTTATCCTATTAATTATATTTGCTTTTGACCCGTTAGCGGTAGCTTTACTGCTATGTTTTAATTATTTGGTTAAACAAACTCCTAAAAAAGAGATTGTAAAAAAAGAACCCATTCAATCTTATATACCACCAGTCCCAGAGCCAACCAACCAAGAAACCGACACCAGTAAATCAAAAAAGGAATTTCCGTATACGGAAATTGAAAATAATAAGATAGCATATAGAGCTTACCCTGTTAACCAGTGATTTGCTTATTCTTAAAATAAGCTTCAACCTGATACTTCATATCTCTTTCTCTTGCTTTGATATATTTTTGAAATGCTAATGGTTTAATCCAAGCTGTACTCTTATTAGGGTCAATTCCAAGCTGTTCAGCTTTGTCACAAGCAATGTTTACCCCTTCATACAAGCAAGCAAATCTTGCCAAAAAATTGATATTATTGTAATAATCTTCTTTATTATCTTCCATGCAATGATTGTATAAGCTTTCCTAATAAGAAGATCTTAACTTCTCTATCGTTAACATTATATGAGTTAAGAACAGAAAATAAACTGAAAGCTAAATCCTTTACAATTTTTTTATTTAAATTAAACAATACTTCATCTTGCTTTAATTCAAGACCTGTAGCTGGTGGTCTTGATTTGTCTAACATATCAATAATCATATCAAGTAAAAGCTTATTAATGTTTTTATCGTGACTTGTTAAACAGCCTTCTTTAAATCTTCTAAGTTCTTCATCATTAAAACTGAAGAAGTTTTCAATACCTTGCTTAAAATTATCTAAATTTTTTGCTGGAGGAGGTATTACCTGTTGTAATGAACTTGGTGGTACAAAAGTTGTAATTTTATCTAGCTCGGTCATTGAAATAAATTGGGTCAGTTTGTAGAACAGTTTTAATATCTGGTAAAGCTCTTATATTTTTATCACACTTATTACATTTGTAAATTAGTTCTTTGTCGAAACGTACTTCAACGTCTTGTTTAGCTTTATCTGCACAAGGACATTCTATTAAAATAATATGTTTGGTTAGTTCTTTATATTCTTCAAGTTTTAATTTTTGTGCTTTTTCAATAAGTTTGTTTTCGTATATTGAATTTAAAAAATAAAAGAACAAAACTTGTAGTATAAACGCTAAGCCGAATATAATCCAAAATTGTGATACGTAAATAAGCCCGGCTAAAGTGCTTACTAAACTAGTTATAACTAGTGAGAATAAAATTTTACTAACCATTATTAATTTTATCTAATTCAATGCTAATATCAACTATTGCTCTGTTTATAAGTTCAATTCTATCATTAGCATACTTGAGATGTTGTTTATATTTTTGTTTTAGTGCAGGGTTTGCATCAGCATTCATAATGATTTTTCGTAAATTAACTGAATTAAGATATAAGTCAGATAAAATTTCATCTATAAAGTTTAATGGATATGGCTTTAAATGAGGTGCTAGGGTATTGTCATCTCTTCTATTTGCATCTATAAATGCACTTACTTTATTAGCTTGTGGAGCTGTTTCACCTTTACTATCTTGTCTAGCAGTTAACCCGGACTGCTGTCTATTTACGTTATAATTCTTTTCATCTTCTGAAATCAGCTTTTTCATGTTAAATATTTAAGTAAAACCAATAAATAATACATATGAGCAATTACGGTAACAGATTTAAACGTGTACTTATCGAGCAAGATGAAACTGAACTTTCTGATCAAGATGCAATGATGCAGACATTAGATAAGGGTACCTCTCCAGAAGATTTTGATGTTGATGCCCCTCCTGCAGGTGC